TGAGCGTTTCTACGACAGACGTCACGGCACTATCTTCGAGGCTATGACTGAGCTCTATGTTCAGAACAAGCCTATCGACCTGCTCACGGTCACGCAGGTAGTGCGCAAAAAGAAGCTGCTCGATCAGTGCGGAGGTCCTGCGTATATCGCTGCGCTGACCAACAGAGTCGCATCGACGTCGAACCTCGAGGAGTGGTGTATGCTAATCAGTGAGCACTACATGAAGAGAGAGTTCGCCCGGATCAGCGCACAAGTGAACGAGCAAGCCTACGACGCCAGTGCTGACGTGTTCGACATATTCGACCGCTTCTCGTCGCAAATTAGCGCCGTATTTTCGACTAACGTCAAGACATCGGTGTCACACGTCAACGAGCTCACCGAAAGCGTCGCAAATAGCGTTATTTCACGCGAAACAGATACGGCTGGAGTCAGTGGCTTCACGACAGGCATATCGGAGGTCGACAAAATAATCGGAGCGCACCAGAAGAGCGACCTCATGTACATGGCAGGACGTCCCGGAATGGGCAAGACAGCTATGGCCATAAGCGAGATGCTTAGCCTCGCTCTTCGAGGTGTGCCTGTAGTGTTCTTTTCGCTCGAAATGTCAAGCTCTCAAGTAATCCTGCGACTCATCAGCATGATGAGCGGCCTCGACGGGGCGAAGGTCATGAAGTACAGACTCACCACGGACGAGATGCGCCTCTTCCAGCACACGAAGGACCGGCTCAACAAGCTGCCGATCTACATCGACGACACGGCAGGCGTGTCCATATTTGACCTACGCACACGCGTCAAGACTATGGTCACCAAGTACAAGGTCGCAATCGTATACATCGACTACGTGCAGCTCATGACAGTGGGCACTCAGCTCAGAAAAAACGGAAGCAACCGGGAGCAGGAGCTCAGCCTCATCAGTCGAAACCTCAAGCTAATCGCGAAGGAGTGCGACGTGCCAGTGGTCGCCTTGAGTCAGCTCTCGAGAGGCGTCGAGTCGAGAAGCGAGAAGCGTCCCATGCTCTCGGACCTCAGAGAGTCCGGATCACTGGAGCAAGATGCGGACGTCGTGGTCTTCCTCTTCCGTCCAGAGTACTACGGCTTCAAGGTCGACGAGTCTGGCAACGGCATGGAGGGCGTGGGCGAGTACATAGTGGCCAAACAGCGCAACGGCTCGACAGGCATCGCTCGCATTCGTTTCAAGGCCGAGGTCATGCAATACGTCGACTTCAATCAAAACACCAACACTCCAACACCCTTTTAACTATGAAAGTATTCAGAAACAGCGACGGCAGCTACGACGTGCTGAACTCGAAAAACGAGCTCTTCCATGTCGTGAACGTTGCAAAGAAAATCGGACACGTGACGCCTCTCTGGAAGCATAACAGCAAACAGCTCAGACGCCTGCCTCGTCAAATAATGAACATGATAAACCTCTTCGAGCCATGAAGGACAAGACAAAAAGCGACAAGTCGGAAACTGTCAAGACAAAAAAGTGCAAGATCTGCAAGAAGAGCTTTGTCCAGACCTTTAGCACGCTACAGGTAACCTGTACGACTATCAGCTGCGTGCTGGCATACTCGAAGGCTATGAAGTCGAGGGACAGCCGTCTGAAAATACAAGAGATGCGCGAGAAGCTCAAGACCAGACAGGACCACCTCAAGGAGCTACAGGTCGTGTTCAATACCTTCGTGAGACATCGAGACAAGGCGAAGCCGTGTATCTCATGCGAGAAGCCTCTGAGTGCCAAATTTGACGCAGGTCACTACTATAGCGTCGGAAGCTATCCGAACCTCCGCTTCGATGAGTCGAACGTCCACGGCCAGTGCGTCGAGTGCAACCAGCACCGACACGGCAACCTCCTCGAGTATGCTGAGAGGCTACCGGGTAGAATAGGGCAGGAGGCGTACGAGGTCTTGCAATCAAAAAAGAACGGACGACTATCGCTCACGGCCCTCGAGATCAAAGAGCTCATAGTCGTCTACAAACAAAAAGTAAAACTTACACAACTATGAGACACGGCTCACTTTTCAGCGGAATCGGCGGCTTCGAGCTCGCGGCTGAGTGGACTGGCTGGACAAATATCTTCCACTGTGAGTGGAACAAGTTCGGCCAGCAAGTACTCAAATATCACTTTCCAAAATCTATAAGCTATGAAGACATCACAAAGACAGACTTCTCTCTTCACAGAGGAGACATCGACATCCTCACCGGAGGCTTTCCCTGCCAGCCATACTCAATGGCAGGAAAAAGACTGGGGAAAGAGGACGAGCGACACCTCTGGCCCGAAATGCTTAGAGTCATTCGTGAAACTTCCCCGCGCTACGTCGTGGGCGAAAACGTACGCGGCCTTGTTAATTGGGATGGAGGGCTGGTCTTCGACGAGGTGCAAGCTGATCTGGAAGCTCTCGGCTACGAAGTCCTCCCGGTACTACTTCCAGCTTGTGCCGTCGGTGCTCCGCATAGACGCGATCGCATCTGGTTTGTTGCCTACTGTGACAGCATTCGACAGCACGAATGCAAGTGCGAACATGAAAAGCACGCAGGTCAAAGAGGGATCAATGCACTCAATGACATTGAGCCGAATGATGAGCGAGGGAATGCTACCAACGCCAATAAAGAGCGATTGCACGCCTGCACGCCCATCGAAAAATTGGCAAGGCAGCGATTTAGGGGGTTTCATAAACAGGGGGAATACTGGGAAAATTTTCCAACTCAACCCCCAATTTGTGGCGGAGATGATGGGCTTTCCTACGGACTGGACGGAATCACCTTTCCAAAGTGGCGAAACGAAAGCATAAAAGCATACGGGAATGCAATCGTTCCGCAGGTAGCGCATCAAATTTTTAAGGCTATACAAGAACACGAAAACAATTTAAAATTCAACACATGATAACAATCGACAACAAGCCTCACAAGAGGACGGAACACTTCAAGGGCACAATCACGCTGCCACTATCAGACGAGGCGAAGCCGAACTACGACTTCGAGCTTCTCAAGATCACGAACGGGAGTGTCACCTACGACGTAAAAATCGACCCGAGCTACCAGCTCAGCGCGGAGCACTTCAATATACTGCGCAGGACGATCCTCTACAACGTCGGCAAGGAGCAGGTCAACTGGAGAGCACAAGAGAAGGAGGGCAAGCCATGAGCAAGATACAAGAAGACATTCACATCACGGAAGTGATAGCTCAAGACCTCTACGACATCGACGGCAGCGCAGACAGAGAGTACTCGGCAGTCATTAACGGCCTGCGAGTAATGTATAACACGGACGGCATAACCAGAGGCCACATGTCACGCATCGAATGGGTGCTACTAGCACTCGACTCATATTTGTATAAACAAGAGCAAGAGAATGAAGGAGGTGAAGATGACAAGTAGAGACCACGCGCTGAACCTCTTCGATGAGTACTACGACATGCTCGCCAACGTCGTCCCAGATATGTCGCTCAAAGGTCGACGCATGCGCAGAACGGCAGCTCAAGCCTGCGCGATGCTCTTCATTGAACACATGCAACAGCATTGCAACGAGGAACTCACGCAGTACTGGCGAGACGTCGAAGCCGAACTTCAAATACTTGAGCCATGACGAGCCGAACATATACAGAGCAAGAGGTCGCACGCATCGCAGAGCTGCGCCTCCTGCGCTACGAACTGCTCAAAATCGAAACAACGAACCGCAGCTATCACCGCAACCGCTACCGAATTAAGGCAGTGACCGGAGAGCTCTGGCAATTAACCCAAAACATAGCATACAGATGAAAATCACCAGCACAAACGACGGCGGCGTACTTATCGCACTGTCGGCAGAAGAGATCGGCGCACTCTTGAAAGCGTCAAAACAGACCGACATGTTTGTCGAGCCGAGGGCAATCAGCGAGAACATATACAAGGGACTGAGGTCAAACACTCGAGACTTCGTAGACGAGCTACGTGACCGCTACGACGGCGCATGGATTGAAACGAAGACGGACCAGTTCCAAAACATTCGACACAAACATCAAATGGTCCACCTGTCGTCTATGTTCAGACTGCTCGAGGACCGGGGCGGCATGTTATGCGAGCGCGAGGCAGGAAAGCACTCACGCATCCGCTTCCTGTGGTGAGTCGGTTACAAACTGTAACCGGTTACAGAGGGTCGAGAGGCCCTCTTTTTTTTTAGCCGTAGCTGTACTTCCCGTAGTTCGGGTACAGCTCGAAAAACATGCGCATCATGAGCGCGTCGGCATAGTCTGGACTCACGCCGTGCTGTCGACTGATCTCGTCCTTCGATGAAACGGAGAGCTTTCCGTCAGCCTCTGGACGTTTGCGCTTGATCATGTCCAGCTCTCTCATGATCGTGTCGCGGTGAGTGTGTGGGAAGACTATGCTCCTCGACTCGATGCGCTCGGCGAGCTTATAATAGCACTCGGCTTTGAGGTGAACGAACCGCTCCGGGTGCACCGCTCTCGATCCGTTCATAAACTCACGACAGCGGAGCACGTCGCACAGACCTCCTCCGACACCGTCAGCGTCCGCAATCACGTTCCGCGTCTCTACGCTATGTTTGCTCTGGAGCTGTCTAATAACGCGCACAACCTCGTCGACTCTTTGCTTTCTGAGCTCGTGTATCTCGAGGCACTCAAGACCTCGCCAGAGAGCGATCACGGTCCTGTCCTTCCCGAGTCGAGCGACGTCACAAGTGAGGTACATGTCGCCGCTCATCTTCTCGTCGCGGAAGGCGTGGGCCATGTTCTCATAGCCGAAGAGACCGTCTGCGCTCTCGTCGTACTCCCATATCCCATATTTCAGTCGCTGCCTGTCGATCTCGTGCAGGTCTTCCAGAGTCTCGAGGTAGGTCGAGGGGAGGTGAGGGTTCTCACTGGCAAGCGACTGAACGAAGGCACGCTTCGGACTCATCACGCCGTCGCGCCATGGGACATAGAACTCGTGATACAGCCAACCTTTGTGGGGGTTGCACGTGAGGAGCATCTTCGGCCCAAGGTCGTACTCCTTCATTCGATAGCGGAAGCATGAGCTCAAGACCTCAACGGCACGCCTTGACACCTGCGCAGCCTCATCGACCCACGCATCCGTGAGCTCGAGACCTTGCAACTGTTGGAACTCGGGGTCTGAGGGGTACGCAAAGAGGTCCTTGAGCAGTATCTCGCTTCCATTTGAGAACGTGATCACATTCGACTGCGCATTGAACATGACGTCTCGATCAATACGGAGGCCATAGAGGCCACAAACCTCAAAGAACGTCTTGAGGGTCGTCTTCTTGAGAGTGTCGAGCTTGCTGCGCCCTATTAAGCCACGAGTGCCGGGGTACTTCATGCGTCGCTGTATCTGCCAGACTGATCCGGTGAACGACTTCGCACCGCCGCGACCTCCTCCAAAGAGCACCCAGTCGACAGGTGAGTCGACTGTGAGAGCTTTGAAGCACTCTATTTGCTTCGGCAGGAACTCGATTTTTGACATTAGAACGGCAGGTCGTCGGAGGGAGGAGCTTCTGGCGTCGGTGTCGGAGTGGTCGCACGTTCTGAACTTTCGGGATCAGAGAACGAGAGCGAGAGATAGCGCTCTTCGCCTTTGAACTTTGTCCATGCCGCTATCCGGTAGGTCTTCCCGTCTATGAGTGCTGTCCCGTTCATTACGGGGTGCGTTTCCTTCTCTTTGCGGTTATTCTTGAAGAGGACGCCTGTGTTTGACTTTTGTGTGTAGCTCATTGTGTTGGTTATTTATTTTTTTTTATTGTGTTCGAGGTCTTGACCGTGTGAGCTGCTCGCCAGTGACCGTGGGCGAACAGTAGCTTCGTGATATTGAACAGCTCGGACCTCACGGAGTCGTCCGTCTGCAAGTAGCCGCGCACCTTATCGAGTGCGTATACGATAGTGGCGTGATTTATTGCCTTGCTGAACATAGCGCCGATCTCTTTATAGCCTATCTGACCGGTGTGCTGCATCTCTTGCGACATTATGAAAATAACGTAGTACCGACTCAAGACCTCACGCGCCTGCCTGCTCCGAACCGTGTAGAGATCCTTCTCACAGGTCACTGAAGAGACGCACTCACATGCGAGTTCAAAGAGCTGTGCTGGCGTCCTATTTGCAGCTGTGCGTAGAACGTCGAAGTCGGGAGAGACTGCCTCGGGCACGAGCTCAATGAGCGCCCTGCTCACCTCGTCCCGATATGCCTCAGCGAATAGCGGTTGAAGGTTTAACAGCACCAGCCGAGCTGTTTCGGACGGTAGCGCTTTTTTGAACTCTGCCAGTAACTGTCTGGCCGTATTTGATGAGGGTGTGAACATCGGAGTCGGTTATTTGTGCGAGACGCTTGTAGTACTTGAGCTGTATACTGTCCGGGTCTTTGAGCCAGCGGTACATAGTCCAGCGCGCAATCTTCATTCGCCGAGCAGCGAGCTCCTTCGTGCCGAAAAAATCGACTATAAAACTTTCGAGAGTCATGTCAGTAAGTTGTCAAGTTGTGAGCTGCAAAGATACACTCGCGGCGGTACATTTGTAAAGATATGCCTAAATAGTGCAACACGGGAAACCTTTGGAGCAACTTTTCAACACACACTACGCGCAGTGGCGCTCGAATGCTATACGGCTCGAGCGTGATACTACGCGAGGGGAAGACCTGCTCAGTGAGACACTGCTCAAGATATTCGAGAAGCACCGGGAGCAGGCCGAAGAGGTCGCCAGCCGTGGAAAGCTCTACGAGTATGTCAACAGATCAATCTACCTCATGAAGATAGGCAAACACACCAAATACCACCAGCTCTACAAGCGCTACGCGGCACAATGGTCGACAGAGACCAACGTCGCAAACCTTGAGCCGGAGAGGCCATGGCTGGGAGCACGACTGAACAACGAGTACGTCGACGCCTATATCTCAATGATGCCGGAGCTCGACGCTGTGGTCCTGCGCCTGTATGCCATGGACGACTTCAAGTACTCCACGGTCGCAAAAGAGACAGGCATCCCAACGAAGACCCTGTACAAACTAGTCGAGAACGCTATCACTAAAATACGAAACAATGTTCAAGCTCAACGTACCAGCGAGAGTCCGCATGGCTCGCATGAATGAATGCGGAAGGTGCAAGTTCTACAACGCGACACACGCATCTTGTGGCACACCTATGAACCTAAAGAGCCTTATCACGGGAACGCACGGCGGTCTTGTCGACGAGGAAGAGACCGAAGTCGAGGAAGAGCGCAAGGAGCTCAACGTCGTCAAGTACTACAAAAAGAAGGTACGACTCTGCGGATGCTACATAGGCGAAAAGTCAAAGTTCAGCTTCGAGTCGTGCCCTATAGGCAAGTGGGGCAAGTATCGACTCACCGACAGCGAGACCGACATACTCGAGGAGTTCATCATGTCGCTACCTAAGACGGGCAAGATGAGCAGCACAGAGGTCGACACCGTGATGAAGTGGTTTGAACGAGTCAGCGGCAGACCAGTGCGCAGATGCGACGACTGCGTTCGCGCTATGGTCAAGGAACTACAGCTCCAAATAGGCAACAAACAGACGACGCAAATATGAAACACAACGGACACACGTGCTACGTCGACAACGGCTACCTGTTAGTCTCCTGCCTCATGGAAGAGGAGGGGACATACGACGAGATCAGTGACAAGGTCCTTCGCGATCTTGCACTTCATCGCGAGAAGACCTACGAAGAGAGTCGCATCATGATACGCGTCGACAGCATAGCGGCAGTATACGACGCACTCACGCCGAACAGGAGCTTCATCGAACTCAAAAACGGCTACCAGCACCGCATCAAGGCGTCCTTTGATGAGCTGCGGAACATACTGATAACTGCATGAAGGAGTACGTCATATATGTGGCGACTATGGCCGTCGTGACTCTCCTCGTGATGAGTCTCATGGACCTATTGAGGCAAATAAAAAAACGCAAGTAACATGGACAGATTTGACACCGAGGACAGAAAAGAGGCCATGCTCGCAGCTCTCGAGTACTCGCTCGGGAACGTCATGGAGGCGTGTAAAAAAATGAAGGTCGCAAGACAGTCTCACTACAACTGGCTCGACGCAGATGAGTACTATAAGACACGAGTCGAAGAGATCAAGGAGATGCGCCTCGACTTCGCGGAGGGGGCGCTCATGGAACTCATCAAAGAGGGCAACGTCGCCGCGACTATTTTCTTTTTGAAAACACAAGGCAAGCGACGCGGCTACATAGAGCGGCAGGAAATCACTGGAGCAGAGGGTGCTCCTATTATCGAAATCATTGGGAACATATAACCGAAAAAAGTCAATTATCAGATGAGAGTCGAAATCCCAAAAACGCTAGACGACGTCACGCTACGCACCTACTCGCTATACATGAAGGGAGCGAACGAGGTCGAGCGTATCTGTGCATACACAGGACTCAAAAAAAGCATAGTCGAGCAGTGGACCTACCCGGCAGTCAACACCGCCCTCGAGCTTATCGATAAGAGCGCGGCTACCTGCACACCTATACACTCGCCAGTCTTCCGTCTGGAGGGTCAGCTCTTCGGCTTCATTCCAGACATGGACGCCATGACTATGAGAGAGCACGTCGACGCGGAGGCATGGGCAGGGGAAGTATGGAAGGGGTCGACGGTGAACTGGAGCTTCATGCCGCAGCTCATGGCTGTGCTCTTCCGACCGGTGAGCGCTCAGCTGGGCGAGTACTATGAGATCAAGAAGTACAGCATGGAGGAAGCGAAGAGATACGTCGAGGTGCTGAAGGGCATGCGCATGAGTCAGGTGCAAGGGGCGCTGGTTTTTTTTTCGACTATCGCACGCGACTGCGTGACAAGTACGCTCGAGGAGGAGCTGACGACGGCGCTGACGGAGATGAGGGAGAGATAGACTTGACGCCCGACGGTCTCGACCGTTATGGCTGGCTTCACATACTTGAGATACTCAGCACGAACGACGTGACGAAGTTCGACATGGTCCTCGACCGAAACATATACGAGATATACACACACCTCAGCTACCTGCGAGACTACAACGCCGAGAAGCTAAGACACCTTAAAAAGATAAGACGCACCCATGTTTAACAATATCAGCTACAACGTCGTCGTGGAACGCTTCAAGGTGTTCGCCGAGGGCCACTTTTTGATCAAGCGCTTCACGCATGGACAGATCGACCAGACAGATCTCGACAAAGACCAGCAGTTCCCGTGGATGCACCTCGCACCGGTGGAGGTACGTGCTGCCGCAGGAGCTCGAGTGTTCACTTTCGACGTCGTCTTCGCAGACATACCTCGAGATAAGGAGGACAAAACAGACTACCAGAAGGAGTCGATCAGTGACTGCATACGTCTAGCGGAGGACCTTATCAGCGAGATACAGAACGGCCTCACCGTGTTCGGCGATCTTGTCGAAGTGGACGGCGAGAGCTCGATCACTCCCTTCATTGAGGAGTGGACTCACACACTCAGCGGCTGCACTCTAGCGATCAGCCTCAGCGTGCCGAACAACTACGACGCTTGTGACATACCTGCGGACTGGAGCTTCGGCGGTAGTGGCTCGGGCACACCTCCGACACCTATCACGTCGCTCGTTCTACGCGTCAACAACGTCGACAACGTGGTGCAGAACGTGCTCGACCTCATCGACGGCGACGACGTCACAATCGAGGACCTCGGCGACGGAAGGGTACGGGTCAACAGCACAGGAGGAGGAGGAGGTGGCACACTTGTGAGCACGGCTTACAACGCAAACCACACAACCGCGACAGGCAACCAGTACGCAGTCGGCGACCGTGTGTGGTACAATGGTAACGTGTACGCGTGCATCGCAGCGAACGACGCGATACTTCCAACGAATGCGACGTACTGGAGTCTCCTCGGCGCAGGCTTCCGACTAAGACAGTCACCGGTCGACTACAATGCGACGACGGGCGACTTCCAGATACTCAACAAGCCGACTATTCCAACAGCGACCAGTCAGCTGACCAACGACAGCGGCTTCATAGTGATCGGCGACGTGCCTCCTCAAGTGAACAGCGACTGGAATGCGGTCTCGGGTGTCGAGGAGATACTGAACAAGCCAACACTGGCGACGGTAGCAACGAGCGGACAGTACACCGACCTGCTCAGCTTGCCGACTATACCAACGCAGCTCGACGACTTGACCGACGTGTTCATCAATGCAGGCACTCTGGCGAATGGTCAGTCTCTCATCTACGACTCCGGGAGTGGCTACTTCAAAAACGACGACCTCCCCGGAGGCGGTACGGTGACAAGTGTCGGCCTCACAATGCCTGCCGCTTTCACCGTCGTCGGCTCACCTGTCACGACGTCGGGAACTTTGGCCGTGACTGGAGCAGGAAACGGAGCGCAATATGTCGACGGGACTGGAGCACTTCAGACCTTCCCGAGTGTAGGCTCGGGCACGGTCACGAGTGTAGGCTTAACAAGCTCGACGAGCGGCGTGACGGTTGCGTCTTCACCAGTCACAACCAGCGGAAACATAACCCTAGCAATAGCAACCGCGACGACTTCGCAGAATGGACTATTGAGCTCGACCGACTGGACTACATTCAACAGCAAGCAAGCGAGCATCGGACTCACGACTGTAGGGACTAATCTGGCAACGCTTCCGAACCCTAGCGCGGTGAGATACCTGCGCATCAATGCCGACAACACAGCGACGGCTCTGACTATAGAGCAGCTGCGCTCTGACATAGGTGTCACAAACGGAGGCTACGCGGTCCTCTCTTCCGACTTCACGACGGTAGGCGTGGCCTTCCAAAACGTGACGGGTCTGTCCTTCGCGGTAACGGCAGGCAAGACGTACAAGTGGCGAGCGACTATACTCATGCAAGCAACGGCGGTCACTAACGGCACACTGAGCACGAACGGACCAGCTGGTACATCGACGTACCGCTTCACGGGAGGACTAGGTGTGAGCACAAACAACGTGAACAACGGCAACGCAAACAACCAGACGAACTCGCAAGCGGTCTCGCTCTCTCTTCGCATCGCATCGGCTGACGGCATATACTCAGCCACAGCCAGTGGGACGGTGAGTATATCAGTCGTGTCAACTGTCGCCGCCGCGATCACTATCAAGACGGGGAGTATAATAGAGTACGACGAACTAATATAAGAATGGCCAGACCTGTTGAATATACAAGACTTTACGAGCTGCTCGACGACTTCGGTCGCGGAGTAGTGGAGAACGCCGTGTCGAACGTGCGGATCATTCGCAAGATAGGAGGCAAGAGCAGACGACGGACGGCGAGCGGCACACTTGCAAAGAACCTGCGCTTCGACCGCAAGCTCACAGGACGCAGTTCGTATCTCTTCTTTTACGCAGGAGGCGAGGCTTCGGTATACGGTGACTTCATCGAGCAAGGTGTCAACGGCACGCAGAAGAGGTGGGGAAGTCCGTACAGCTACAAGGGGGGGAAGATACCTATCTCCCCTATTCTCAAGTGGATCAAGACTAAGGGCATCAAGCCGCGAAACGTGGACGACGAGAACGTGATGAAACGGTCGCAGTTCACGAATGCGGCGAAGGAGTCGGCGAAGCAACCCAAAAAGAAACCGCTCACAAAAGAGGACCTTCTCCTGCGCATGGCTGTCCGCATGGCGAAGAGCATAAGCAAAAAAGGCATAGAGCCGATCTTCTACTTCCGCGACGCTATCGAGACGGAGCTCGACAAGAGAGACGACGACTTCCTCGCAGCAATCGAGGAGGCTATCAGTATAAGAGTCGAGACAGCATTCAACCCAACCAAAAAATTTCGTACATAGTATGGCTATCACAATAAGCGACCAACCCAACGCATGGAGTCCACGAGGTCAGCGCTTGCTCTTCTACTTGACAAGCACAAACACGGCACAGACAGGCTTCCGCGTGAAGGCTACGATCAATATAAACTCGACCGGACAGATATACACCTTCCTCTTGTCGACTGACCCCTACGGCGGCCTCATCTATGACCTCGGGAGTCTGGTCTCTCTTCGTAACTACGAGGACGATCCGGACATTCATGCGTACACAGGTCAGAGCGAAGAGCCACAAGGGAGCGCATGGGAACGCTACGCCGTAACTTTTCAGGAATACTGGACAGTGGACGGAGTGCTCACGCCTCAAGGCTCACCGACTGGCAGCATTAGTATATTAGTCGTGAACGGATACTACCAGATGAGAGACGGCTACAAGCCGAGCGCAAACATCGGAAGCATAGACGTCAAGTACGCACTCACCTCGGGCGCTAACAGTAGAGCTATGAGCGACCGCTTTGCAGATACGCACACGTGGCAGATGCTCCGCAGCGCATACGTCGGTACGCCCTTCTCTCAGAGTATCTACATCCCATGCCGAGAGGCTGACTACGGCCAGCTGTTCATCCCTGTGACAGACACCTACCTCACAAGCAACGACGTCGACAAGTGGAGGATCACTTTATACGACAGCGCAGGAGCTTCTCACGTATACACTAGCGCCTCTTTGTCTGCGTACTATGTGACCTCTCTCGGCGTCTACCCAGCCAACTTGAACGACGACGGCGCAGTCACTGCGAAGCCTGAAGACTACCCCGGCTGGCGGTACTATTTGCTCGAGTTTATTAGCTCGGCCTCGTTAGTGCGTGCGGTCCGCTACGTGTTCTATAACGCGGAACTTTATGGACAGTCAGACTGCCGCTTCACACCGGTGAGACTCGGCTGGGTAAACTCGCGAAGTGGGTGGGACTACTTCAACTTCATCAAGAGGAACGAGGTCACAAATAACATCGAGCGCAAGCAATACAAACAGACGCGCTGGAGAGCGAGCTCGCCGTTCTACCTATCGAGCGACCGCGTGCTCACAGATCGCGAGACTCTTGTGACGCAGACGCTGAGCGTGACGTCGGACTGGGTGCAGGAGAACGAGTACGTCTTCCTGCGTTCGCTTCTGGCGAGCAACGAGGTCCACATCATAAACGACGACGGCACGTTCACACCTTGCAGCATTGAGGACACAGGCTTCCTCGAGCGCAAGGAGCGAAACGGCAAGCTCTACAACGTGCAGCTAAAAGTCAAATACTCACAAAACTACTGGACATGATCTACGACGTCGAGCTCATAGTGCGAACAGGCGGCAGCGGTCCGATCTTGAGCATAAGTAATAACCCTCTCATCGTGGGCATTGGTGTGCTGTCTCGTTTAATAGTATACAGCACTCCGGGAGTAGACGCACTAGTGAACGGCGACGTCGTGACTATGTTCAACACAGCTGGCGACACTGTGGTCAAGACGGTAAACTCGAGGCAGCTGGACACTCCGGTCGTCGGTCAGACACGGATCAACTTCTATGGCAACTGGTCGCAGGACTACTCGGCTGCCGCTGGTGGCTTCTTTATTTTGGAGGAGGAACAAGTGAGAGCGCTCGAGCTATACACGAACGAGAGCATCTCGCAGAACTGGCGCTTCAGCGACCTGCAAACATTCAGTCCTCTCGGGTCATTCTCTCGCCAGTTCAGAGTCCCTGCAACTAAGACCAACCTCGAGATTATTGGCTACCTCAACGACGTGAACTTTGACGGCGAGACCGACTACTTTGCGCTCAAGCTACCGGCTGAGCTGCGTGTTCAGACGTTACCAATAGCGACCGGATACCTGCGCGTCATGAGAGTGATCACTCAAGCCGACAAGCTCAGCGACTTCGAGCTCACGTTCTACGCAGAGAGTCCGGACCTCTTTAACAAGATCAGCGGCAAGAAGCTGAAGGACATCGCAGCACTGCAAGAGCTGAACGTCGTCCTTGACTACGACGAGGTCGCGGCAGCTACTGGCTACCCATACCTCTACGCACTCACCGACTACGGTCAAAAGTGGGACGAGACTGGGACAGTTGGGACACGAAGTATATACGACGAGACTGTCACCGGATGCATGAGACCCGGAGACCTCACGCCGTCGCTGTCGTGGCGTTTCATCTTCGCGAGTATAATAGAGGAGGCAGGCTTCACCTACGACGGCGTCGACCTTGACAACAGTCTCTACACGTACTACGCGCCATGGATAAACAGCAAGAAGCTGAACTATGCCGTGAGTGAGCAGAGTGCTCTCTTCGCTTACTTCTTGAGTGCTCCGTACAGCGTAACGGCTTCACCTCTGCCTCTCACACCAGTGACGGAAATCTTTGACAACGGCAGCAACTTGAGCGGCACAATCTACACAGCGCCGAGCGACGGGACGTACTTTTTTCGAGTATACTATACTGGCTTCATTAACGGACTCACCGGCATGAGTATAGTAGGGCGAAATTTGACTACGTTTTTCGAGATCAATTTTTTTACGTCTCCGTTCGCCAACAATGTCGCCACACACTTCGACTCGACAAACAGCTTCCCCGGCATTCAGCTCTCCGCTGGCGATCAGTTTCGCATACTCTTCAACACGCAAGGCAGCACAATAGACCTCACTAACGGAGCGAGCTACGAAACGGGCACAGGTGTCGAACTCTACATGGTCGACTTCACGGACTCTCAAGTACTCGACTGGTCACTCAACGCTCCCGACATCACACAGAGCGACTTCCTGCGCGACGTCTTCAATATGCACTGCTGCGTTGTCGTGCCCGACAGAGTAGAACCGAACAAGCTCATCGTGGCATCTATAGGAACATATCTTGACGAGGCCGAAGGCTACGGATCAAGTTACGACTGGAGCAAGAAGCTCGACGTCTCGAAGGACCTCACGCTCATCAATACGAGCGACTTCCAGACCAAGAGGCTGACGTTCACGTATAGCGCAGGCGAGGACATGTTCAGCAAAATATACACCTCACTCGGACGTATCTACGGCGACTACAAAATAGAGAACTATACAGTCAGTGAGAACGACCTGCCAAACGACTTCGCCAAAGACTCAGAGCGCAAAGTTCAGCTGATCACTCAGTCGACTGTGGTCAACTATATAAACGGCACAAATGTCGTGATCCCTAAGTTTGTGAATAGTACGGGCGAGTTCGTGAACCCAAAGCTGCGCTGTTTATTTCACAGTGCAGACTACGAGGTGAGTCTGTGGAATACGGGGGGCAATTTTGCCGACCCTGCCTTTGTCATTCCGTCACTTAATCACTACGAAATAACGCAGCCGCTCATCACTAGCAACGACCTCAACTTCGCGCCCGAAGTTCCGCTGTACATTCAAGGCATCAATCCAGTGAACAATCTTTTCAACCTTTACTGGAGGGACTATCTGAACCAGCTCTACTCGCCGAACGCTCGAATACTTGAGGCGTTTTTCGCGCTTGATCTTAGCGACATTCTGAGCTTCACATTTGCGGACCGCATCTGGTGCAAAGATGCTTGGTGGCGCATTCTCGAAATTTCGGACTACAAGATCGGCAGCGTAGA